ATAATGCGATATATGTAGGATCGCCTGCGGCAAACATGTTGCCCTTAGTTCCAGGCGGGATTTCAGGAACAAAAATAACAAACACTGCTTATATAACAGTACCTACGTCAAAAGATTTTTATGGATCAAGTGTATCAAATGGGCTGGCTAACAAATATTCATCAGATAATGATTTTACATTAGAACTATGGGTAAGTCCGTATATATTGTCCTCTAGCGCAACAACATTATTTGCAGATTCTACAAACAATATAGGACTGTATTGGGAAAACGGAGATGTAATATTTAAGGTCTCCGATTCTGAGCAGGTTAGATGGGCCCTGACATATAATAAAAAAGCTGTACATATTGTAGGGGTATATTCCGTAAATTCTATAGCATTGTATATTGATGGCACTCAGGTAAATGTTAAAACAATAAATTCAAATTTTAAATTTACTAACACATCATTAAATTTAAAAATAGGCCCAACTGAATTAGGAGACAGTTTTATAGTAGACGCCCCAGCTGTGTATAGATATGGATTAAGTTCAAGCCAAATTAAAAGTCATTACAATGACGTTAGTTTTTATATTGAACCAATACAGGTGGTAAATCCAGAAGGCGGTGTTTTATTTTCTTGCTCAGATAGAAATAAAAAAATAGACTTGAACTATACATATGGAATAGACGCTCAACTTGATGATTTTGTAGATTCAAATACTTACTACGACGATAAAGGCAAATACTTGGCTTTTATTCCAACAACCACCCCTCAATCAAAATCATTTGTAATAAACGATTTTTTGTTTATTCCAACAGCACTAGGACTTATAGATTCTAAAATTGAGTGGCGCAATAACTCAGGGGTAGAGGTAGAAACAAGTGTAGATGGAACAAATTGGTCATATTGTGTAAATGGACAAGCAATTCCTCAATACAAAAAAGGAAGTTTTAGCACAAGTGGAACTTTATATATTAAAATAACTATGTCTACTTCTGATGCCAGCAAATTCCTGCCAAGGTTATCATATTTTTCAATTAGGTTTTACAGTCAATCTCAAATATATGCAGATAACCATAGTAGTTATATTCAATCTGACAATCATTTTGAAATAGGATCTTTAAACTACTCTCCAATTTTAAGACATTACAATAATGGAATTAGGCCGAGCTCAGGGTATGGATTTTACATAAATACCGTATTAAATATAAAGACCGTAGAGTTATTTTTTACCCCTAAAACAACTGGAGCCACAACTTTATTTTATGACCCAACAACCAGTACAAGGTACGCTTGGAATGGGTCAGGAACGGTCTCTAAGGCCTCTATAAGCGCCTTTTACGTCAATGGGGTAGATAAGACCTCACAGACCAATATAAGCAATTTCCTGGTCGCTGGAGAGCCTCATCACATAGTCCTTGTATTGTCTACACCAGTTACTGGAAACCTTCAATTTAATTATGAAACTTTAGGCGGGCCAGATAACCTATACAACAATATAGCAATATATAATCGATCCCTAACACAGACAGATGTGACAACTAATTTTAATTTATATTGTGGCAGACCTTCAGCCACAGTCATTGATCCGTCAATTGACCTGACAGAATTGACCCCAGAGTACTATGATAACGACTGGGTAGTAATACAAAGTATATAATTTTGTCATCTTCCTTGACAAAAAGCTGGACTTATACCCTAAAGAGTGGTAAAATAAAGCAGTATGGATATGAAACAAATAAAACAGTCTGTAGTTGAGGAATCTTCCCTGGGAGTTTATGTGTGGGAAATGCCCGATGGTCGCTGGATTGGAGATGATGATGGGAACTTTCTTTCGGTCACGTCGAAAAAGGGAAATAGATCCAGAATTGATGCTCTGGCTAGAGAAGTTCGCTCGTACGGCATATATGAGGGCGGGCCTAAATTTCTTTCAGCAAGAAGAAAAATTAATGATGAAGAATACGCAGAGCAAGAATCAAGACTTAAATGGGGCCTAGTTCCAGACCCTCTTGATATTGGAAACTACAAGGACGAACTTAAAAACATAAGAGCAAAGGACAGTAATGATTCAATACGAAGAAGATAATGACTCACAAGATATAGCAATATCTAATGTGGCTGATTGGATGAAGTTCAATACTCCAACACAGGCTACAAGCAATGACCCATTTAAAATTGAGGGCGAAGATCTAACAAAAGTCTCAGGCCTTGGCGCTACATTTCGTCGTAAATTAAATCGTGATCTTCAAAAAAGATTTCAGGGTATTGATGGAACAGCAACACAGCAAAACTTACTGCAGCAAGCAATCACTGGCTACGCAATGTTTGACCTTGTTGAGCCACCATACAACTTAGAGTATTTGTCAAAAATTTATGAAATCTCTCCATATAACTACTCAGCAATTAATGCCAAAGTATCAAACATTGTTGGACTGGGTCATGATTTTATTGAAACTCGTAAAACAAAAGAAGCCTTTGATAATATTACAGATGACAAGTCTTTAGACAGAGCACGTAGAAAGCTTAATAGACTTCGCCAAGATCTTTACGATTGGCTAGAGGAATGCAATGAAGAGGAAACATTTACAGAAACTCTTATAAAGGCATACACAGATGTTGAGGCAACTGGCAACGGCTATCTTGAAATAGGTAGAACGTCTGCTGGAAAGATTGGATATATTGGACATATACCTGCAAAGACCATGCGTGTGCGTAGACTGCGTGATGGATTTATTCAATTGCTTTACGGCAAGGCCGTATATTTCCGTAACTTTGGAGATCTGAAAACAGAGAATCCAATTGACGGCGGTCTAGAAAGACCCAATGAAATTATTCACTTAAAGAAATATACTCCAACAAATAACTATTATGGTATCCCAGATATTGTAGCTTCTTCAAATGCTATGACTGGAAACGAATTTGCTGGAAAGTATAACCTTGATTACTTTGAGAACAAGGCGGTACCTAGATATATTATCACAGTAAAGGGTGCTAAATTATCATCAGAGTCTGAGCGTAAATTGCTTGAATTTTTCCAGGTTGGCTTAAGAGGTAAAAATCATAGATCACTCTATATTCCCCTTCCCCCAGATTCACCAGATTCAAAGGTTGAGTTTAAGATGGAGCCAATCGAAGCAGGTACTCAAGAGTCTTCATTTAACGTATATCGTAAATCTAATAGAGATGAAATTTTGTTATCTCACCGTGTACCCATTAATAAGATTGGAACTCCTGAAGGAGTCAACTTGGCGGTGGCACGAGATGCTGATAAAACTTTTAGAGAGCAGGTGTGTCGTCCAGCCCAAGCGAATTTAGAAAAGAAATTAAATAAAATTATTGAGGAAATGACTGACGCCTTAATTCTTAAATTTAATGAGCTTACTCTTACTGACGAAGATACCCAGTCTAAAATTGACGAAAGATATTTAAGGATGCAGGTAATTACCCCTAATGAAGTTAGAATTAGAATGGGAATGGTTCCTCTTGAGGGTGGAGATAAAGTTGTTGAATTAAAGCCACAGCAACAGGCAGAGGCTAGGGCACAGGCTGGTAAAACTAGGTCTAGAGATTCTGAGAGATCGGCAAATTCCCCAGACGTTTCTGGAGAAGGACGAAATGCTCAGGGGGATGGGCGACAGGTAGACTAACCCTACTCAACTGATTATTTGCCTTATATACAATAACGTTATAAAATTAACTATATGAATATTGAGAAATCTCTTTGGTCTTCGCATGACGACAGCATTACGTTGTCCGTGCCGTTTACAAAAGTCAACCGTGAAAAGCGTACGGTATCTGGCTTTGCTACTCTAGATAATCTAGATCAGACTGGCGATGTAGTTGTTGCAGAAGCTTCAATAAAAGCATTTGAGAGTTTTCGTGGCAACATTCGTGAAATGCATGGATCAAATGCAGTTGGTAAAATGGTATCATTTAAGCCAGAAATGTTTTATGATCCATCAACAAAAGAATTTTATAATGGTGTTTATGTAGATGCATACATCTCAAAGGGCGCACAAGACACTTGGGAAAAAATTCTAGACGGAACTTTATCAGGATTTTCAATTGGCGGAAAAATTGTAGACTCAGAAAACGAAGTAAATAAGTCTACAGGTAAACCAGTAAGATTTATTAAAGAATATTCTTTGATGGAGCTTTCTGTAGTAGATGCACCAGCAAACGAACTTTGCAATATTTTGTCTATTCAAAAAAAGAATGGCCAGCTAATGTTCAAAGGAATTGCAGCAGAAACAAAAACTGAAAATATTTTTTATTGTGCAGAAAGCGATTCTGTTTTTATTTCAACAGAATCATCTTACGACTCCCCAGTTACTGGAAAGCCAGCGGAGCTAATCGGATGGGTAGAGAGTAATGATGTTAACAAAGCAAAAGAAATAGATAAGATTCTTGATTTACATAAAAAGTCAAGATTGTCATTGCCTGAAACACAAATTGCAAAACAGGCAGACATAGAAGGAGGTAAAGAAGTGTACA